ATGAGTATTGTTACCGAATCTATATTTTTTCAATCCAGAGGAGAAGATGATATATTTGTAAATTTCCCAACAGGATATATTTCTGAAAAAGTTTGGAAACCAGTAGGACATTGCCAACCATTCATTTTAGCAGCACCAGCAAAATCCTTAAAATATATTAGAGAAAGATTTGGTTATAAAACATTTCATCCATATATTGATGAAAGTTATGATATGGAATGTGATGACTTTGCAAGATTAAGAATGATTATCGCAGAAATAAACAAATTTGCAGCAAAAACAAAGGAAGAAAAGGATGAATTTTTAAATAATGTTAAAGAAATATGTATTTATAATCAAAAGCTATTTTTAGAATATGGTAAAAATAGTTGGAAATCACCAATTGAAAACAAAGAATTACAATTAATTTTGAAATTTTTGTTGGATTATCCTAAGAGTATAATTTAACAATATTTATATACATGAATTTAATAACAGAAGTAAATAAACCAAAAGTTACACAATCCATAGTTGTTTATGGCGGCCGCTTTCAACCATTTCATAAAGGACATTATGCAGCTTACCAAGATTTAGTATCTACATTTGGAAAACAAAATGTATATATTGGAACTTCTAATGATACAAGTTCAGATAAATCACCATTTTCATTTAAAGAGAAAAAAGAAATTGCAACTAAGATGTTTGGTATACCAGCATCTAGATTTGTCAAAGTAAACAACCCTTACAGACCCGTAGAGATACTTTCTAAATACGATGGTAAGATTACACAATATATTGCAGCAGTAGGAGAAAAGGACGCCAGTAGGTTAAAGAGTGGATATTTCAAACCATACAAAGGCAAAGCCGGATATGGTTATGATGAAGTTGGTTATTACTACACAGTACCTGCGGAACAAAATCCAATAAGTGGAACCGATGTTAGAAAAAAATTAGGAAGTTCAAATAAAGAAGTAGCAAAAAAGTTTTTCTTAAAAGCATATCCATCATTTGATAAAGATATTTTCAAAATGATTAGCTCAAAATTAAACGAATATGGGATGCCGGGTGGAATCGGTGTTGGGTTAGTTTTACCAGGTGGATATATCAATGGTGCACCCACCGGTTCTAAAAATGAAATTATCGGTGAAATTGAAAATGATGTAAACGAATTTATAACACAATATTTTAATGAAGGCATTTCTGAATCAAAAGAAAACTCAATAAATCATTTTGTAGAATATGCAACTAAAAAATTAAAGTTAAGTGAAACTCCAAAAATTACTTTATTAAGTGGTAGAGAATATTCAGAAGCAAAAACCAGTTTAGGTGGGTATAACCCAATGTCAAAAGAAATATATGTTGCAATAGAAGGTAGACTAACTGCAGATATACTTAGAACACTTGCACACGAAATGGTTCATAGAAAGCAAGATGAATTGGGGTTAGTCAAAGATGAAGTCAAAGATGGTGCAACAGGTTCTCCAATAGAAAACCAAGCACATGCGGTTGCCGGTATCTTAATGAGAAACTATGGTAAAATAAATAAACAAATATACAACGAAAGTATTAATATAGATGTTGATAAAGGTGATACTGTTTTGATGGGTAAATTCAAAAACAAAAAAGTTGTTGTAAAAGATATTGGAAAGGACGACCACGGAATGCCAACAATAAATGGTAAGAAAGCAGCAACATTTAGATTGGGTGATAAAGGACAAAATATATTCAAAAAGGAAATTGATGAAGTAGGTGAAGGTTCATCGAAACCATATTCTTTTACTCAAAGAGAAAACCAAAAAGATAATAAAGTTTACGCATTTACTACCACTTCAAAAGAAGAATATAAAGTTGAGTTTGATTATAAAGATTTACGTGATGCTTGGGAAATGGAGTTTGATATATACTTTGGTTCAGGTGATGAGGTTGTAAATAAAGGAGAGATATATTCCGTAATGGCAACTGTAACTAATATAGCATTAGATTTTATTAAAAAAGTAAATCCTAAAATAATATATTTCAGAGCTGCGAAAAACTTTAATAATGATAATAGACGTGAAAAACTTTATTTGGCTTATATAAAAAAACAACTTCCCAATTGGACATTAGGTAAACAATCTGGTTTAACCACATTGACTAACCCTAAATATAAAAATCAACCAACTTTATCAGAAGGATTACTTTTAGAAGGTGGAGCATACGGACATATGGCACATCCGTTTGATGATATGGATTTAACTTTTGGTGATTTAAAAGATATTATTTCAAAAGCACTTAATGGTGATTTGGGTGTAGTTAGAGAAAAAACTGACGGACAAGCATTAGCAATAAGTTGGAAAAATGGTAGATTGATAGCAGCGAGAAATAAAGGTAATTTAGCAAACGCAGGAGCAAACGCAATGGGAATAGAAGATGTTGCATCAAAGTTCGGTGGTAGAGGTGGTTTAACCGACGCATACAATTTTGCAATGAAAGATTTATCTGCAGCAATTAGTGGGTTATCAGACGCACAAAGAAAAAAAATATTTAACGAAGGAAAGTGTTTTATGAATTTAGAAGTTATCTGGCCATCATCGGTAAATGTGATTCCATATGGTCAAGCACTTTTAGTGTTTCATAATACAACTTGTTATGATGAAAAGGGTGTGGCAATTGGAGCGGATGGTGGTGCAGCAGGAACTTTGGCAGGAATGATTAAACAAGTAAATGCAGATGTTCAATCTAAATATACAATACAAGGCCCTCCTATAACTGAAATCCCAAAAAATGAAAATTTAAGTTCTAAACAGGGAAAATATATTTCTAGATTAAAAAAACTTCAATCTGAATTTGGTTTAAAAGATTCCGATAATGTTGCAGACTATCATCAAAGTTGGTGGGATTGGTGGATTACATCAAACGCACCTATTAAAGTAGATAAACTTACAAAAGAAGCATTGATTAGAAGGTGGGCATTTGGTGATAAAGGATTTAGATTAAATACAATATCAAATGAAGAATTACAAAAATGGGCAATTGAACATGACAAAGTAAATGTTGCAAAACAACAAAAAGATAATATTAAACCATTTGAAGAAATATTTTTAGGTGTTGGAGCTGATGTATTGGAATTTGTTGGAAGTGTATTAACTGTACATCCTGAAAAAGCAATTCGTTCAATGAAACAAAAATTTAAACAAGTTGCATCCCAAGTTAGAAGTGGTGGAAGTCCTGCACAAATACAAAAATTAAAATCAGAATTAGAAAGATTAAATCAATTGGGTGGTATTAATAAAATAGTTGCAAATGAAGGTTTGGTATTCTTTTATAATGGCAAAACATATAAACTTACAGGTACCTTTGCACCATTAAATCAGATACTTGGTATTTTTTACTCTTAATTTGATATATATTATAATAATAAACAGTTACAAAAAGGAATATTAGTATGGCAAAAAGAAAAAGTTTTGATGAAAAATCAAAAGGAATGCACAAAACCCGTAAATTAATTATAGATACGGTATTTGGTAGAGAGGACAACAATAAAAAGTCGTTTGGTTATGAAAAAGAAACCGAACAAAAAAGAGAAGTTGGTGAAACGTGGGTAGATAGTGAAGGTAAAGAGTGGAGACAAGAAAAGGGATTTAAGACAGTCGTTACTGAAATGGACGATGTTAGAGATTTCTTACATAAATTAAGTCATTGTTCTTCAGAAGATTGTAAAACGGTTCCATATAGTTGGGCAGACAAAAAATTAATTAGTAAAACTGGAATGTGTGCAACTTGTTTGGCAAAATTTGAAATGAACTTGAGAGTGGATGGGACGTTTCCTTTTTATGAAGATTATAAAATAACAAATAATAAACTTGCGTATGTAAGGGATTATAAAGATAAAATGGTAGAGGCCCTAGATGGTGTAAAACAACAAATGGAAATAATTACCGAAGATGGTAAAGTTGAAAAATGGGAATGGCAAGTAGATATTGAAAAAGTAAAAGTGGATTTAAAAAAAGACATCGATGGAGCGTATGAAGCCATTGAATTATTAATAGAAAGAAAAAGATTATTAGAAGAAAAATTGGTTGAATTAAATCATCCAGAATTAATTAAAAAATAAAAAATATGAAAAAATTATTAAACATTAAGAACATTGCGATTGCAGTTTTGATTGCAATTATTTTATTAGAGTACTTTAACCCAGGCGGTAAAATGCCAGGAAGAACAATCCGTATTGAAGGAAAAAAATACGAAGTTATTAAACACGAAATTGATACAGTTGATATCGTAAAAACAAAAGTAGTAACTAAAAAGGGTGAAGATATCTATCACGAAACAATCGTAGAAAAAGAAGTTCTAATACCAGCAGTAGTTGATACTATGGCTTTATTAAAAGATTATTATTCAAAAGTGTTATACAAAGATACATTAATTTTACCTGATTCATTGGGTACAGTTTCTTTATCGGATACAATTTCACAAAACAAAATCTTTGGTAGAACTTTCAACGCAAGTGTTAAACAAAGAACTATTAAAGAAACTCTTATTGTTAAAGAATTACCAAAAACACAAGTATATTATGGTTTAACTGGTGGATTTAACAAAGCGGATGTGGTTTCAAATGTTGGTGCAGGACTATTAATTAAAACTAAAAAAGATAAAATCTATAATTTAGGTGTTGGTGTTTCTAATAGAGTAACCGATGGAACTAACGGAACATTGTCTCCATATATTGGTGGTGGTGTTTATTGGAAGATTAAATTCAAAAAATAATGGGAGTTCAAGGGCAACCTAAGAAATCATTAAAAGAGATAATAGCTGAAGAATATCGTAAATGTGCATTAGACCCCATTTACTTTATGAAGAAGTATTGTGTTATCCAACACCCGGTGAGAGGAAAAATACCCTTTCACCTTTTCCCATTTCAGGAAGATTGTTTAACTGACTTTAAGGAAAATAGATTAAATATTATTCTTAAATCCCGTCAATTGGGATTATCAACATTATCCGCAGGATTTATTCTTTGGAAAATGTTATTCAACCAAGATTATAATGCATTGGTTATTGCAACAAAAATAACAGTAGCAAAAAACTTAGTTGAAAAGGTAAGAGTAATGCACGACTTACTTCCTGTATGGTTAAGAGATGGTGGTAATAGTTCAGTAGAAGATAATAAACTTTCCCTTAAATTAAAAAATGGTTCACAAGTAAAAGCAATCGCAAGTTCTCCCGACGCAGGTCGTTCGGAAGCATTGTCATTGTTGGTTGTGGATGAAGCTGCATTCATTAGAGATATTGATGAAATTTGGCTATCAGCACAATCTACATTGTCAACGGGTGGTTCTGCAATTGTATTATCTACTCCAAATGGTGTGGGTAATTGGTTTCATAAAATGTGGGTAGAAGGTGAAAGTGGTGCAAATGGATTTAATTGCATAAATTTACATTGGACAAAACATCCAGAAAGAAATCAGGCATGGAGAGACGAACAAACTCGAATATTGGGAGTTAAAGGTGCTTCACAAGAATGTGATTGTGACTTCGTTGGTTCGGGTGATACCGTAATTGACCCGGCATTATTGACTTGGTATAAAGACACATATGTAATGGACCCGGTTGAAAAAACTGGCTTTGATGGTAATTATTGGAAATGGGAACATCCAAATTATAATAGAGCATATATGGTAGTTGCCGATGTCGCTAGAGGTGATGGTTCGGATTATTCTACATTCCAAGTTATTGATATTGAAGATTCATCACAAGTTGCAGAATATAGAGGTAAAATAGAAACAAAAGATTTTGGAAACTTTTTAGTAGCAGTATCCACAGAATGGAATAACGCACTATTAATTATAGAAAACTCAAATGTAGGATGGGCAACTATCCAACAGGTGATTGATAGAGGATATGGTAACCTATTCTATATGAGTAATGACCTAAAATATATTGATGTTGAAAAACAAATGTCTAATAAGTTTTATAGAGACGAAAAGAAATTGGTTGCAGGATTTGGAACAACGATAAAAACAAGGCCACTTATAATTTCTACATTAGATACATACATAAACAATAAAGATATTTTAATTCGTTCTCAAAGACTTATAGATGAATTATTTACATTTATTTGGAGTGGTGGTAGAGCCGAAGCAATGAAAGGATATAATGATGACTTAACAATGGCATTGGCAATTGGACTTTGGGTTCGTAATACAGCACTTCGTTTGAAACAAGAAGGAATTGATTTAACAAAAACAATGTTAAACTCAACACAGGTAAGTCAGTATACCGGATTTGTTGCATCAGGACATCTTAAACAAAATCCTTATGAAATGGATATGGGTAAAAAGGGAGTAGAAAATTTAACTTGGTTATTAGGATAATTATATATTTATATAGTGAAACTCTTGTAAATGAATGAAGATTTAAATAAATGGTTTAAAGAAAAATGGGTAAACATCGGTAAAAAAATCGATGGTAAACACCCACCATGTGGAACTTCAGGAGAAAAAAGAGGTTATGCAAAATGTGTTCCCGCAGCAAAAGCAGCTGGAATGAGTAAAAAAGAAAAAGAAAGTGCAACTCAAAGAAAAAGAGCAGCACAAAATGATGCAGGTAGAGGTGGAAAAGATAGTGGTGGACAGGGTAAGACTCCAATATATGTTTCAACTAAGAAAAATGAAAATATGAATATAGAAGAAAGACTAAATTTATTTTTAGAAAAGAATTGTCCAACCGACCCAGGTAAATGGTCTGCAAGTAAAGCCGCAGCTAAGTCTAAGTTTGATGTATATCCATCGGCTTACGCAAACGGCTGGGCTGCAAAAAACTACAAATCAAAAGGTGGTGGTTGGAAAACTTGTAATGAAGGTGAAGTCAATGCACTTTGTGAAGATTGTTGGGATGGGTATAAACAAGTTGGTGGTAAAATGAAAAATGGTAAGATGGTGCCAAATTGTGTTCCTGTAAGTGAAGATATTGATTCGGATGATGATGTAAACTATGGTTTAGTTGAACCTGAGGAATATGATGTAGAAGATGAGGATATGGAAGATTTTATTTCTTTTATGAGAGCATATGATAAAAATCTAAACGAAGGATGTCAATGTTTAAGAGAAGCGGAGTATCAGGGTAGAGAAGTTAAGTTGGGTAAACCAACCGCCGGTGATGTAAAGAAATTTAAAGTATATGTAAAGAATCCACAAGGAAATGTTGTTAAAGTAAACTTTGGACATGGTGGAACATCCGCAGCATCTAAAGGTGAAAAAACAATGAGAATAAGAAAATCCAATCCTGCTGCTAGAAAATCATTTAGAGCAAGACATAATTGTGATAGTCCAGGACCAAGACATAAAGCAAGATATTGGAGTTGTAGAAAATGGTAATGTTTGGTA